GAGGGCAATCAGGAGTATCAGAACATCCTGGGCCTGCTTCTGCGGACGGTCCCGGAATTGTCGGACTGCATCAGCGAAACCACCGACGAATATGGCCGGTCGACCTACGCGCTGGAAACATCCACAGAAGCCCTGCGGAAAAATACAGCGGAGTGGGAGAAGAGCGCGAGAGCTAAGGCGTATCAGGACTACATCAATTCCTTGTACGATGATTACGGCAGCGTTCTGGCGGAATCTGCTGAAAACAGCATCAAACTTACCCAGGCTGAACTCAAGCTGGAAGAGACGGAGAAAAAACGGGACGACGCTTTGAAGAGGATGAACGAGCTTTCCGAGGCGGCGTACAAAAACAACGGCGTTCTGACAGATGAATATTATGACCTGGAAAACGCCGTCTTTGCCTACAATGATGAGATTCAGGAAGCGGAATCCAATATCCGGAATCTCAATGCGGCGATTCAGGACGATAAAAACGCGGTTTCCGAAGCCGAATCTGCCATTGACCAGGCTCAGGCGGCCTATGACAGGCTGAATGAAACGGCGTTGGAGCAGATCGGAATCCTGCCGGAGCTGGAAAATGCTCTGGGGCCACTGCGAAACCAGCTTGACCAGCTACAAACGGCCTATGACAACGCCTATGAAGCGGCAAGGGAATCCTTTTCCGGACAGTTCGGGCTGTTTGACGAAGCCAAAGCCGACATGGATTCCACCGTTGCCGCCGCGCAGAAGGCTCTGGATTCACAGCTGGCCTACTGGAAAAATTACTCTGCCAATATTGCGGTCCTGAAAGAAATTTCCGCTGAAGACCTGGGCGTGACGCAGGCGAATTATGACAAGATGATGGAGTACGTCAGGAAAGGCACTCCGGAAGCGGCGGGACTGGCGGCAAGTATGGTAAAGGCCGTCAACAGCGGCAATACCAAGGCCCTGACGGATTTGGGGAACACGATAGGCGAAATCAGCGAAAGCCAGGACCAGGCGGCGCAGGATATGGCGGTCTGGACCTCGGGCCTGACGGAACAGATGGGCCAGTTGATAACCGACGTGGAAGCCGAAGTCAAAAAGCTGGACCTGTCCGCCGAAGCCGCAGAGAGCGCAAGGAAGACCATTCAGGCGTACATAGACCAGACGGAGAAAATGAAAGGACCTGTGCAGGCAGCTTTTTCCGGATTGTGGCAGAACGTGCTGGACACCATGCCCGTCGTGGTTCCCGTTGCGGCGACGGTTTCCCCGGAACCTTCAAACGCAAACGCCAAAATGAGACGGCCCCAACGCGGCTACGCCACCGGAACCCAGAACGCTGTCCCTGGCTGGGCCTGGGTCGGTGAAGAGGGGCCGGAACTGATGCGGTTCAGCGGCGGCGAACAGGTCCTGAACGCCCGTCAATCCGCCGCCCTGAGTGCTGAACCCGCGCCGGTTTCCACTGGAGGCACGCCTCAAGTGCAGTTTGTCTTCAATATTGCTGGAAATGCAACGCCGGAGACGGTCCAGGACCTACGGGCGTTCGGCGACGAGATTGTTTCCCGCGCCCTGGATGCGATGGAGGAAAGGCAGACTGACCGTGCAAGGAGGGCCATCCGATGAGGACCTATACCACCGTCCAGGGCGATTTGTGGGACAGTATCGCATACCGGCAGTTGGGCAGTACCAGTCACACGGACAAGCTGATGAACGCCAATCTTCAATATCTGGACGTTTACGTTTTCCCGGCTGGTGTGGTTCTGAATCTGCCTGAAATCACAGAGAACGGCGCGGAAAGCACGAACCTGCCGCCCTGGAAAAGATGAGGTGTGTAAATGAGCGACGTGAATCTTGCCCGCCGGACGGAAGCGGAAATCTCCTTTGCCGGTACGGATATCACAAAGGAGATCATGCCATATCTGACAGGCCTGACATACACCGATAACGAGGCGGATGAGGCGGACGACCTCCAGATACAGCTCCAGGACCGGGACGGCCTGTGGCTTGAGGACTGGCTGACGGAAGCCGTGCAAGCCTCCGCCGCCGCGAAACTCTCCATCAACGCGAAAATCCGGCGGCTGAACTGGTTTTCCGACGGCAAGGACGATGTGCTGTCCTGCGGGGCCTTTGAGCTGGACGGGGTGGACGCTTCCGGACCGCCCGCCGTTGTGACCATCAAGGCTACCGCGCTTCCGTTCAGCGAGTCTTTCCGGCAGACGAAAAAATCCCGCGCATGGGAGTCCTACAAGCTATCCGGAATTGCGTCGGAACTGGCCGGGAAGTGCGGGTTGAAGTGCATGTATGAGGCCAAAGACAATCCCTTTTACAAGCGCGTGGAGCAATCCAAAACCAGCGACGCGTCTTTTCTCTCAAAGCTCTGCAAGGACGCTGGAATCTCTATGAAAGTAACAGACGGCACGCTGGTTCTCTTCGACCGGTCCGCCTACGAGAAAAAAACGCCGGTACTGACCATCAAAAAAGCCGATGTCAGCTACACAAAATATAAGCTGTCCTCCAGCGCGGCGGAGACCCGTTATGCAGTCTGCCGTGTCAGCTACATAAGCCCGACTACCGGGAAGTGCATCGAGGGCACGGCGAAAGCGGCGGATTACGATGAAACCGCGAAAGACAATCAGCAACTTGAAATTACTGCCCGTGTGTCCAGCGTTGGGGAAGCGAAAGCCCTGGCCGCGAAACGCCTGAAACTCCACAACTGCTATTCCCGGACAGCGTCCTTTACCCTGCCTGGAAATCCGTCCCTTGTGGCTGGAGTGACCGTCAGGCTGGAGGGCTTCGGCGGCTGGGACGGCAAGTATATGGTTTCGCAGGCGAAGCATTCCGTCAAAGCGTCCGGGTACACGACGGATATCCAATTGCGTCGCTGTCTGGAGGGCTGACCATGGATCTGGATAATCTGGTGCGTATCGGCACGGTGACAGATATCGACAACGGCAGGCGGCTGGCGCGGGTGAAGTTCCAGGATACCGGCATTACCTCCGATTGGCTCTATGTCGTGGCCGCAAGACCCTACATCCCATCCTATGACGGCCCCCAGCGAACGGAGTACGAGGCGGGCGGCAGTCTGGCGGAAGCGTATGCCAGTCATAAGCATGACTTGGATATCAAGCCCTGGATGCCGCGGCTGGACGCTGTTGTATTGTGCCTGTATCTGCCGGGTTCCGACGACGGGGACGGCCTGCCCCTGTTCAATGCCGACGGTTTTGTTCTGGGCGAGCTGGGGCCGCTGGACGACATCAAACAGTGACGGAACAGGAGGTATGCCATGGCTATGATTGGTGCACTGGGCAAGCTGTCCTTCAAGGTTTCTGAAGCGCAGGTGCGGACCTTCAGAAATTTTCAATGGTCCGGCGCGGCCCGGTATGGTATCCATCAGCGGCACGGCGGCAACGCTCTGACGGAGTTCACAGGGCTGGATGCGGATAAGATTTCCCTGGATATGACGTTCAACGCACAGCTTGGAACAAGTCCTATATCGGAAATCTGGCAGCTCTGGAACTGGCAGCGGAAAGGCATAACCCTGCCTCTGACCATCGGTTCCCACGCCTACGGCCGCTATCGCTGGACCATCGTCAGTCTTGCCATCAAAGCGGAGTATTGGGACAAATACGGTGAAATTTATCATTCTGTCGTGACCGTCAAACTACAGGAATATTTACGGAAATGAGGGGCCTATGAGTTATCAGTTGACCGTTACCCCTGACCGGCCCGGCGCATTGTCGGACCTGGCTCTGGGCGAAACGGAGACGGCGGCGGCAATCCTGCGGAACGTGGCGATTATCCTGGCGACCCGGAAAGGTTCCGTTCCCCTGTACCGGGATTTCGGCATTTCCTGGGACGCTCTGGACAAACCCCTGCCCGTGGCGCAGACCATGCTGATTCCGGAGATTCGGGAGGCTATTGAAACCTGGGAACCCCGGGCGTTATTCCTGGATGTGACGTTTTCCCAGGACCCGTCCGCGCCGGGGACCTTGATTCCGACTGTGGAGGTGGAAATCAATGACAGCTAGAAATACAGCCTACCCGTTCATTTCTACAGACACGGACGCTCTAACAACGCTTCTGACTAAGGCCTATGAGCGGATTACAGGCACCACCGTCCGCCCTGCGTCTCCGGAACGGTTGTTTATTCAGTGGATGAGCAGCATCCTGGTTCAGGAGCGGGTGCAGAACAACTATACCGGCAGTCAGAACATCCCCAGCCGGGCCGTGGGAGAGAACCTGGACGCGCTGGCCGAACTGACCCACTGCCGCCCCCGTCCGGAAGCCGCTCCCGCCGGGTGTATGATGCGTTTCTACGTTTCCCAGCCCTTGCCTACCGCCTTGATTGTGCCCGCCGGTACCCGTGTGACAGACGCAGCCGGGTCCCTCGTCTGGGCCACCGAAGCGGAAGCCTGCATCCCCATCGGCGAGACTTCTGTGGAGACGCTGGCGCGCTGTCAGACGGCGGGGACCGTTGGAAATGGGTTTCTTCCGGGACAGATCAATACCATTGTGGACCTGTACGATTATTACACCGCCTGCGAGAATATCACGGCTTCAGACGGCGGCGCGGACCGGGCAACCGATGAGGAGTATTACGAGCTTATGAGAGCAAGCATGGACGCTTACAGCTGTGCAGGAGCCAAGGGCAGCTACATCTATTTCGCCAAACAGGTCAGCACGGAGATTGCCGACGTCATTGCGGCGTCCCCCGTGCCCGGCGTGGTCAAGCTCTATGTCCTGATGCGTGACGGGACCCTGGCCGGGGACGAGATCAAGCGGGCCGTCCTGAATGCTTGCAGTGCTGATGAGGTGCGGCCTCTGACGGACCAGGTGTTTGTGGAGGACGCGGAAATCGTGCCCTTTGACATCAGCTTTGCCTACTACATTCAGTCCGGCGGAGGTAAGAGCGCGGCGGATATTGCGGCAGCGGTACAGCAAGCCGTGGAGCGTTACAAGGCATGGCAGTGCGCGAAGCTGGGACGGGATATCAATCCGGATGAGCTGCGGGAATACCTCTATCACACTGGCGTAAAACGGATTGAGCTGGCGTCTCCGGCCTTTACCGCGCTCCGGGATGGCCGGGACAAGTTGACGCCCCAGGTGGCCGCCGTCGGGACTGTGACCATCACCAATGGAGGCTATGAGGATGAGTAGCCGGATTCTTGGGCCGGAATACGGATTGACCGCCGGGAATCTGATGGCCGCGCTTCCGGAAGCTCTGCGGCAGGATTCGTCGGTGCTGGCGCTGGCGGAATCTGTCGCCGGATTGCTGGCCAGCCGCCCGGAGGAAATTGACCGCCTGCGGATTTACCCGGCCATTGATGCGCTGCCGGAGGATTTGCTGGACATCCTGGCCTATGATTTCAAGGTGGACTGGTGGGACCCGGAATATTCTCTTGATGAAAAGCGTTGGACACTCAAGACCAGCTGGAAGGTACATAAGACGCTGGGTACCAAGGCGGCGCTGGAAGCGGCGATGTCGGCGGTCTATCCCGGAACAGAGGTCGAGGAATGGTTTGAGTATGGCGGTGAGCCTCACCATTTTCGGGTATTCATCAGGGGTGAAGAAACCGCAATCGGCCCGGGGAGGCTGGACGAATTCAAAAAGGCCATAGTTAGGGTAAAGCGCCTTTCCAGTTGGCTGGACAGTATCATCACCAGCACCGCCATGGAACCAGCTGTCGTATACATGGCCGCAGACTTCCACGAAACCTACAGCAAGACCGTCCTGCCCGATCTGGAACCAGACTTTCCCGGAAGTAGCTTTGTGTTGGCACCGTTTATGGGCCAGGGCCGGACTATCACATGCGTTCCCGTGGTCCCAGACCCGGACGTACCGGAACTTCAAGCCGTCCCGCAGTTCGCCGGACACGCCGGGTCCTGTATGCGGACAGTCTTGCCTGTGCTGGAGGACCATAACAGTCAGCTTTCCGGGACATCCGACGCCCAGGTTAACGACCATACCAACAACAGAACGCGCCCCGCATCGAACCTGAAGGAGGAAACGACATGAGCATTTATGGCAGCACCATCCCCCGGAGAGGCCGGGAACTGATCGCCAAACTGCTGGCCATCGGCGAACCCCTGACGATTACCCGCGTCATGATGGGTTCCGGCATCTGTCCGGACGGCGTATTTCCCGGCGACCTGGAGGACCTGATTGAACCGGTTGCAGCGGGAACCTCCACCGCGCCCGTCTACAAGACTGATACAGTGAAAATGACCCTCCAATACCGCTCCGACCTGAACGGCGGCTTGGACCACGGCTTCTGGATCCGGGAGTTCGGCGTGTTCGCGAGGGACCCGGAAGACGAATCGGAAGTGATGATTTACTACGGTGCCCTTGCAGAGTATGGCCAATGGGTCAGCGCTTACACTACCGGCGGCATTGACATCCGGGAATATGACATAGCCATCACCGTAGGCGAGGGTGCGACGGTTCTTCTGGACTACAGCCCGGAGGCGTTCCTTACCAGCGAGGAGGCCGTGGAGATTTGTACAACGGTCCTGCTTCCGCAATTTCTGGAGGAATCACAGAAGCGGATTAACGCCCACAGCGCAGACCCGGAAGCCCACCCGTACCTCCAGAACCTTAACGCCGCCATGGACGCCCGGCTGAGTCTGCTGGAGCTGATGTACACCACTGACGTTTCCGGCAATCCCTTTACCGTCACCTTTGACGCGCTGAGCGGGATTGCGGCGGAAGGCGTCCACAATACGGCCCTTGCAAGGCTGGAATTCTGAGGAGGTGGAATCATGGCAAAAACATTAGCGTCCATGGCGGTGGGCAGTACGGTCAAACTCAAAGTTGACGGGACCTTGCGGGATTTTATTGTGATTCGACATGGAGGACGGCCCTCGACCGCCTACGACGAGAGCTGCGAAGGGACTTGGCTGTTGATGAAGGACTGCTATGAAGCTAGACAGTGGCACAGCAGCAACGTCAACAGCTACTCCCGAAGCACTATCCATTCATATCTGAACAGCACTTTCCTGAATCTGATTGACGCCAATATCCGAGACCAGATTAAGCAGGTGAAGATCCCATATCGCGCTGGTAGTGGTTCAGATCCCACGCCTATCAACAAAGGCGCAAGTGGCCTTTCCGCTAAGGTGTTCCTGTTATCCGGCCCTGAAGTAGCATCCGATAATTTATATGGAGCGAAATACGACGGCTCAGTTCTCGATTATTTCAAAGGCGCCGACTCCGCTGAAAGAATCAACAAACGTAAGGCCAACCTAAACGGATCACTCTCCTGCTGGTGGCTGCGTACTCCGTATTGCTATGATAAATTAGGCGCAGGAGCTGCATCTATAGTCCGCACAGATGGCGTGGTGGATGCCCGCGCCTGCTCTTCTAGTACGTGTTCCATTCGCCCTGCTTTGATACTTCCTCCCAGTGTTTTGGTCTACGATGGCGATATAGTTGGAAATACAGCTCCGATGACACCAGGAAGCATCACCGTTCCAACCACCATCAAAGGCGGAAGTACAATTACAGTAAGCTGGACAGCCGCCACCGACGCCGAAAACAATCTGGAAGGCTACGAACTGGACCGCAGCATCAACGGCGGCAGTACATGGACCAACATTTACAGGGGCAGTGCCTTGAGTACCGGCAATGCGGTAGCGTTCGGCACAGAGAGCGTCATGTACCGGGTCCGGGCCTATGACAGCGAGGGCCTTTACTCCGGTTACAGGACCAGCAATCAAGTAACCGTTATCAACAATACCGCCCCCAGTGTGCCCGCAAAAATCACCGTCCCGACCACAATCAATGGCGGCGAAAGCATCACGATTTCCTGGACGGCCAGCACTGACGCCGAAAACAATCTGGAAGGCTACGAGCTAGAACGCAGCACCAACGGCGGCAGTACATGGACTAACGTCTACAGAGGCAGCGCACTGAATACCGGCAATAAGGTGGCGTTCGGCACGGAGAGCGTCATGTATCGGGTCAGGGCCTACGACAGCGGGGGTCTCTATTCCGGCTACAGAACCAGCAGTCAGGTGACGGTCATCAACAACAACGCCCCGACCGCGCCGCCCAGTATTACCGTGCCGGTTGCCGTGAAAGGCGGTGCCACGCTGCAAATTACCTGGGGCGCGGCGTCCGACGTGGACGGCAACCTGACCGGGTACAGCCTGGAACGGCAGGTGGACAGCGGGGCCTGGGCAGTAATCTACACCGGCAATACTTTGAGCTATACCGATACCATCACAAAGGGCTGGGCAACGGTAGCCTATCGGGTCCGGGCCTACGACAGCAACAACGCATACAGCGGCTATGCGGAATCTCCTGCGCGTACCGTAAACAACAATACCGCGCCTGTGATCTCCTGTACTTACGCAAATAAAAGCAATCTGGGCACAAAAGACGCCGGTTTTGCGATATCCTATTCCATCTCTGACGAGGACGCTGACGCGGTTACCGTGACCGAGGCCGTTGACGGCAAGACTAAACGGACGTTCACGGCCACGCTGGACGGTAACAACAGCTTTAATGTCACCGGCGAGTATTTCATGCAGCTGCTGAACGGCGATCATTCCCTGACCATCACCGCCAATGACGGAAAAGTCAGTACAGTCCACAGTCTGTCTTTCAAGAAGGAAGTCATCACTGCTTCCGTCACACTGGAGCAGCCGATGGAAGCGGACGCGCAAATCACTATCTGCGTTTTGTCCGTGACCGGGTTCATTCCGGCGGACGCTGTGTACAAGGTGGAGGTCACGAACAACGCCAAAGACGCGGCTCCAGTATGGGAGGACTGTACGACCGCAGTGAAGACCGGGGCGAACCATATTTTTGCGAACAGGACCGCCGCCAATGGCTTTGCGTTCAACTTCCGGGTAACGGCAGAGCGCGGCGAAAGCGGGATTGGCGGCTATATCAATTCGATACAGGGAGGGTTTCAGTAATGGGCGTACAGAGAATTCGGAGGGATTCCGTCAAGGAGCTGCGGAAACAGAAGACCAGGGCGGAGCTTCAGAAGGAAAACGAACAGCTTCAGGCCAAGGTTGAAAGCCTGGAGGGTCAGCTGACCGACACGCAGATGGCCCTCTGTGATGTGTACGAGCTTGCCACCGCCATGACGGGAGGTGAGGACAATGGCTAAGATTTACGCCGACCTGATCCGCAAGGGCGTGAAAACCATCGAAGACGTTCCGGTCCATCTTCGGTCCGCTGTCAAGGCGCTGCTGTCGGAGGCCGGCGGTGAGTAGGCTTCGGGACTGGCCGCAGAAAGTCTTGCCCGGAAAGGGGGTGGTGAAACGTGTCTGAAAATCATGGAAACAGCTGCGGCGGAAAGCACAAGCGAATCAGGAGGAGCAGGAAATGGCAGACAAATGTATATTAGACCCCGAACGGGAATGCCTCGGGTTTCAGAAAGCCAAAGACGTTGAAGCCGACTTGAAAGCGTTGACCGGGAGGCTGAATGAGTTCCAGCAAGCCGTTACGGAAACAAACGGTCGTTTCGGGGGAAGAATCGGTAAGCTGGAGGCCCGGGAAGAAGTCCGGGAAGAACAGTTCAAGAACCTCAAAGAAAGGCTGGAGAGCATTGCCAAAGATATGTCCGAATTTCAGCGGGAGCAGAAGGGTTCTATTGCCGAACTGCGTAAGGAACACAAGGAATCCATGGAAGAACTCAAAAAAGGTAATAAGGACATTCTGGAAACAATAGCTCCCTTGAAACACAAGGCAGAAGAAATTGACAGGCTTGCGGAAGACGTGGAGGAGCTGAAAGGCAAATCCGGGAAGACCTGGGAGGACATTAAATCCAAGGCCATAGGCTGGGTTGTGCTCCTTGTGCTGGGCATCATTGCCGCCACCCTGGGCTTGAGCAATTTCACGTAATATCAGTGCGGAAACTCCGTAAAAAATCAATCGTAAAGAAAGGAAAGTACATTATGAAAACCATCGAAACCATCCTCCGCGATTATACCTCCGGTGAAACTACCCTGGAGGAAACCAACGCCGCACTCGCTGATGCCGGTGCAGGTGTGACCCTGGACCCCGAAAAGAACACCATCAAGCCCGGCGAAGAGAACGCCTACGGCCTGATGGATACCGGCACCGGCACGCTGGACAAGGTCCGGATCAAGGGCGGGAAGCTGGTCCATAGCGTCGGCACTATGTCCGCCCGCGTCTACTGGAAGGGTATGTGCTATGATGTCACTGGCGGCGATACCCTGACCCCGCACAACTGATGAACTGGCCGGGGGCGGTCTTCGGGCTGCCTCCGGTCCCCAAAAAACATACAGGAGGTATCTGCCATGAATAATTACTGGAAGCATTGGTGGAAAGCAGCGGGCGTCCGGGCCGTCAAGACCGTCGCTCAGACCGCTATTGCGTTGATTCCTGCTGCTGTTGCCATCACTGATGTAGACTGGCTGACAGTGGCCGGAACTGCTGCCCTGTCGGGTTTGGTGTCCCTTTTGACCTCTGTCGCGGGGCTCCCGGAGGTAGAGGTATGAACGGCGCTGACAAAATACTGAGCATTGCCCGAAAAGAACTGGGTATCACCGAAAGCCCCGCAGGAAGCAACCGGACCAAATACGGCAAGTGGTACGGCCTGGACGGGAACCCCTGGTGCATGATGTTCGTCATGTGGGTATTTCAGCAGGCCGGGATTCTTAATTCCTTGCCCTGCAAGACGGCTTCTTGCGGTGCCTTGATGCGTGCTGCTCAAAAGGCTGGCTGCTGGGTGACCACCGGCCTACGTCCCGGTGACGTGGTAATCTACGACTTCCCCGGTGGAGCGAAAACCGACCATACTGGTATCATCGAGAGCGTCACCAGTTCCGGTGTCGTGGCTATCGAGGGCAATACCAGCGTGGCCGGAAGTCAGTCCAACGGCGGACAGGTCTGCCGTAAAACCAGGCCCTTCAGCCAGGTCGTAGGAGCTGTAAGGCCGAAATATCAGGAGGATGTAGATATGTTGGATGTAAGTAAACTCACTGACACTGAAGTGCTCCAGCTTTGGAACCAGATTCGTACTGTCACCGCCAAACAGCCCGTCAGTGCTGCGTTGGCCCCGGAGTGGGAAGACGCCCAGGCGCTGGCAATCACCGACGGCACTAATCCCAACGTCCCGGCGACCCGTGCTCAGGTGGCGGCAATGATTGTTCGAGCATCGGTAAAATAATTGAAACCACGAGAATATTTAGGTTGATATGTAGATTTCAATTTGCATATATTTTTACTTATACAGTCAATAAAACTCTTTTATATCAATAGTTATATCGGTTTTATAGCAGGGTTCGACTCCCGCCACCTCCACCAATTTGCATTGACAAAAATCTCGTACTTCGGTATGGGATTTTTGCGCGTAAAGAGCACATTTTTGCTTACAAATAAGAATAATTGGGGTGATTGGAAAAATTTTGCGGCGTAAAGTAACGCAGCAGAGATGCAAAGACGGCGGTTTTGGCAGCCTGTACGACTTACTCTAAAAGTGAGGATATCAAAGGATGTCGGACCGCTCATTGTGCTCTATGAATACCAGCCCAGTCGGGAGATCAAACACGCGGCGAAGTTCCAGGACGTCTTTTCCGGCTATCTCCACATAACTTCTATGAGCCGCAGCGCTGATTCGATTCAGCACCGCGGCTCTCTTTTGTACTGGCGATTTGACGCTTACTTTATGGCTTCACTTTTGTGATTCATACGGGTTTCGTTTTTCTGAAGCTTGTACCTTAACCCAGACGGAGCATAAACAGGGAGGCCCCGGCAGACTTAGCCGGCAGTACGACCGGTGTGGCGCTGATCACCCGCAGGGAGACCCTGTCGCCCTTGCTCAGCGGCACCAGGAT